ACGGATGAAGATACCGAAATTATCTGGGTAGCGTTCGGGAACCCGACGCGTAACACCGGGCGTTTCCGCGAGTGCTTCCGCAAATACAGGCACCGCTGGAAGGGGGCGCAGATTGACAGCCGCACGGTTGAAGGTACCAACAAAGAGCAATTGCAAAAGTGGGTGGATGACTACGGCGAAGATAGCGACTTTGTGAAAGTGCGTGTGCGGGGGATCTTCCCTGACGCCTCCGAACTACAGTTCATCCCGACAGGCATGACTGATGCTGCAATGAAGCGCATTGTGACCGCTGCGCAGGTAGCGCATGCCCCGGTGATTATCGGCGTTGACCCGGCTTACTCCGGTGTCGATGATGCTGTGATTTATCTGCGGCAGGGGCTGCACAGCAAAGTGTTGTGGACGTGGGCCAAGACTACTGACGATCTGATTATGGCGAAGCGTGTAGCAGACTATGAGGACCAGTACGGTGCTGATGCCGTGTTTATCGACTTCGGATATGGTACCGGGCTTAAATCCATCGGTGATGGCTGGGGCAGGGCGTGGACCCTGGTTCCATTCGGTGGCGGCAGCAGTGACCCGCAGATGCTCAATAAGCGTGGTGAGATGTTCAATGCCTGCAAAACATGGCTCAGGCTCGGCGGCGCACTGGATGACCAGGAAACGGCAGACGATTTGTCAGCAGCAGAGTACAAGGTCAGGGTGGACGGCAAGATAGTCATGGAGCCGAAAGAGGATATCAAAGAGAGGTTGGGGCGTTCGCCTGGTAAGGGTGATGGCCTGCTGCTGACGTTCGCGTTTCCAGTAACCAAGAAGATGCATCATCCCGGCCAGCAGCAGGGTAAGGCTATCACTGAGTACGATCCCTATGCATGAAAAAGCCCGCACATCGGCGGGCTGATTGTGACGTGTCACGGTGTCATTCACCAAGGTCTCGACGAGGTGCTTTGTTGCCTGGCGCTGGCTCGTAATATGCCTGAGCCATTTCATACTCAATTTTAAGGCAATCATCGGAAAGCCAGTTTGCGTCATTAAATCCATAGTATGAAGTGTGACCTTCTACGACAGCCTGATTAATGTATTCCGCCTGCTGCCCTCTGGTTTTATCGAGGCTTAACTTTTGCTTAAGCAGATACCCTTCCAGCATCCAGATTTTATTCACCGCATTATCGCGGGCAATGTCGCGGCCAATCTCAGGATCGAAGTTTTCCGGGCTAGCACAGGCGCTTTCACCAGTGACGGTAAAGCCGTTCTTCAATACCAACACACAAATTGTTAGTAGGTCTAAGTTTGCGTGGATAGGATCTGATGCATTTGGGTCAGGCCATGCGATACGAGCTGCGGCACCTGCGGTGAAGTAGTGGCATTCATCAATAACGCTATCAATATGCTGCGGAGTAATGCGTGGTGCTGTTAAGCCTTTAGCCTGAATTTGCTGCTCAATATCTTTGTCGCTCATGATTTTTACCTTAAAAAAATGCCCGCGCGAGGCGGGCGAACTGGAAGCAATGAGGGATTACTGAGTTCCTTCTCACATGGGTACTGCCTACTTCTGATACCACGCTGGCAACGTGATTTGGTTGTGGTGGCCGGTGCTGATCTCCGGCATGTTTCGAGTATTACCAGTCAAGCTGGGAAAACAGCGGATAAGTGGCCAACCTAATCCCGATTATTCTGCCGCTTAGCGCATCAGCCTGCGCATTCACCACAACAGAAATAGCACTCCTAGGAATGATGCAGATTGGGCCATGAATCCCGTTACATCAGAGTGCTATTGCTCGTTATGTCCTCGTCTGCTTCCGAGGTGCCAAATCGTATCGCCGAGATGGTTAATCTCATGCCCACCCGTTAGTGCGGCGGCTTGCACATTCCGGCTACCCACTTGGGTTATGACTGCAAAGGAGCCAGTGGACCGCTAGCGACGCATGTGCCATACGCCGTGTAATTACCTTAAAGGTAATAATTAATTATTAACCTGTCAATATACTACGCCAAATAATTCATATGTGGTTAAATTGGTAATAATTTGATTGGTTAATGGGTGAGCATATGTGCATGGGAAGTACTCCATCAGTACCGGCAGCGCCAGAGATTCAGGCTGCACCTCAGGAGCAGGATGCCGCTGTAACTTCGGCACGTGATGACGAAGAGCGCCGCCGCCGTGCAGCAGCTGGTCGCAGCTCTACCATTCTCACCGGTTCGCAGGGTGACACCTCTACAGCAACAACCAGCGGTAAAACGCTGCTTGGTCAGTAAGGGCTTATTGAATGGCTGCGGAAACTCTGAAGGAAAGGCTGACTAAGCAACTCGGGCAACTTCAAATCGAGCGCAATTCTTTCGAACCGCACTGGCGCGACCTGAGCGACTTCATCAACCCGCGCGGCTCACGCTTCCTGACTTCTGATGTAAACCGTGGCGACCGCCGCAACACCAAGATTGTTGACCCAACCGCGAGCATGGCGAACCGCACGTTATCCAGCGGCATGATGTCCGGCATCACAAGCCCGGCTCGTCCATGGTTCCGCCTGGCTACACCCGATCCGGCAATGATGAATTACGGGCCGGTTAAGCAGTGGCTTGAGGTGGTTCAGAACCGCATGAACGATATGTTCAACAAGTCGAATCTGTATCAATCACTGCCAATCATCTACAGCAGCCTTGGCACCTACGGCACCGCTGCTCTCTCAGTCATGGAAGATGACGAAGACATTATCCGCACCTACCCGTTCCCGATCGGCAGCTTCTACATTGCCAACAGTCCGCGCCTGAGTGTTGACACCACCTACCGCAAGTTTTCTATGACCGTACGCCAGCTGGTGATGGAGTTCGGTATTGATAAGGTGAGTGACAGTGTTAAAGGCATGTGGGAAAGCGGCACCTATGAAAAATGGGTTGATGTCGTGCAGGCCGTTTATCCGAACGTCGATCGTGATACCGGGAAACTTGACTCCAAAAACAAGCGCATAAAATCCGTGTATTTCGAAGAGAACGGGGACAGTAACAAAGTACTGCGTGAATCTGGCTTTGATGATTTCCCTGTACTGGCTCCGCGCTGGGAGGTGAATGGCGAGGACGTTTACGGCTCATCTTGCCCAGGCATGCTGGCGCTAGGTCAGGTTAAAGCCCTGCAACTTGAGCAGAAGCGTAAAAGCCAGCTGATCGACAAAGCCACTAACCCGCCAATGGTTGGGCCTTCATCACTGAAGAACCAGCGCGTTTCGTTGCTGCCTGGCGATATCACCTACATCGACACGATGGGTTCGCAGGATGGTTTCAAGCCTGCCTATCTGGTCAATCCGAACACTGCTGACCTGCTGGCAGACATCCAGGACACTCGCAGCATTATCAACAGCTCGTACTTTGTTGATCTGTTCATGATGCTTCAGAACGTGAATACCCGCTCAATGCCGGTTGAAGCCGTTATCGAGATGAAGGAAGAGAAGTTGCTGATGCTTGGGCCTGTGCTTGAGCGCCTGAACGATGAGTTCCTTGATCCGCTAATCGACCGCGCTTTCTCAATCATGGTTCGCAAGAATCTTCTGCCGCCACCGCCGGATGTCATGCAGGGCGTACCTCTGGGTATTGAATACATCTCCGTGATGGCTCAGGCGCAGAAATCAATCGGCCTTGGCAGCCTTGAACGATTCGTTGGATTCGTGGGTGGTCTGGCTCAGGCCAAACCAGAAGCGTTGGACAAAATCAATGTTGACCAGGCTATCGACAGTTACGCGGATATGTCCGGCGTATCACCAACGGTTGTCGTTCCAGCCGAAGAAGTGGAGCAAATTCGCGTGGATCGCCAGAAACAAATTCAACAACAGCAGGCAATGCAGATGGGTATGGCGGCTGCGCAGGGGGCTAAGACTCTCAGCGAGGCGCAGACCGCTGATCCGAGCGTGCTAACTGCAATCTCTGGCGCCATGGGCGGAGCGCAGCAATGACAGATTTCGATGATGACCAGCGTGCCGTAGTCCTGGCTGAAGCCAAAGAACGCCAGCAGCGCGAAGACAACGATATCAAGCATGTCATGTCCAGCGAGCAAGGCCGCCGCGTTGTGTGGGACTTGCTGGGGCGTGGGAAGGTCTTCGCCTCCACGTTCACCGCTGACGCGCAAGTGACAGCATTCAACGAAGGGCAGCGCAATCTGGCGCTGAGTTTATTCAGCAAGGTTATGGCTGTTTGTCCTGACCTGTATTTAACGATGGCCGCAGAGGCCGCTAAGGAAAACTGAGATGGCACAAACCCAAACTCAACGCGTCATTCGTCTGGATGGCTCTAACCAGATTGTTGAAGTACCAGATCCTGCGCCCGCGGTTGTCGGTGCGCCGACCGCTACCGAATATGGTGGTGTGAAACTTGGTGCAGCAATCGCTGCGCCTGCAGCCATGACAGCGACATCAGATACGAGTTCATCTGCAACTGATGTTGCAGGTTTACTGACTGACCATAACGACCTGGTCACTAAATACAACGCATTGCTGGTTGATGCCACGGCAATGCGTACCACTTTGGCCGCTGTGCTTGCTCAGTTGAAAGCCAAGACCATCCCGGTTTAACGGAGAGAAAGAATGAATTTGTTCGAACGTCTCATGTTCCGCCGCCTGCACAACGCTGAACCTGTTGATGGTGGCGCACCTGCGGCAACGGAACCAGCTCCAGCATCAGCAGAACCAGCCGCTCAAGATGCCGAGCCCGGTTCGCAGGATAAACCAGCCGAAGGTGCTGAAAAGCCAGCGGGTGAAGAAAAGGAACCAGACAAGGAAGGTGACAAATCTGTCGAAG